CCTTGACTGACAGGCCAATTGCTATTGGTCCTACAGTTAATGTCCTTCTTCAGAAGGGCATTGGCAATTTTATTCGTAGTAAACTGAAGCGTATTGGGCTCGATTTGCGTCGATCCCAAACGAAACATCGAGAACTTGCTAAGAAAGCAAGTATTGATGGTTCGCTCGCCACTGTTGACCTTCGATCGGCATCTGATACAATATCATGGAGGGCAGTAATTGATTTACTGCCCTTCGATTGGTTCGACATGTTAGATAAATGTCGGAGCAAAGAATATTGTATTGATGGTAACTGGTATCCTTACCAGAAATTTTCCGCGATGGGCAACGGTTACACATTTGAGTTAGAGACTCTAATTTTTTACTCATTGGCCTTCTCGGTCACTAAGTATTTAGGTCTCGACACAAATGATGTATCAGTCTACGGTGATGACATTATACTCCCCAACGAAGCTACACCTCTATTATATAGGGTGTTAGAGTCGTTCGGATTCATGATTAATAAGGAAAAGAGCTTTTGCTCCGGCCCATTTCGTGAATCCTGTGGGGGTGACTTCTTCAGTGGAACAGATGTGCGAGGATTTTACGTCAAAGAGAGACTTTCTCTCCGTGATATAGTCCGGTTTCGCAATTATCTGTACCGTTCCGGATGGCGCTATGTTTTACCTAAAACATGGAGTCACCTCAGGTTTTTACTAAAAGATTATGAAAATCTTTTGGCTGGACCTGATGACGGAACCGATGACCATATTGTCTTTGACAACTGGTCATCGAGAAGAGCGTACAATTTTGTTAGTTTGCAATCTGATAATCGTCATATTCCAAGACTATATGAGGCTGCTCGTGTCTACTTGCTATATAAAGCAATGAGATCCGAAAGTTCCGTACAGTATCTTGAAAATATTGATGATCGAAAGCTTGCATGCACTTATTTATTACAAGGAAATGTTTGGTCCCGAGGACAGAAGCAACTTGCTCGTACACTGCACTTGCAGTATTTGAGCAATACTTCTTTTACCAAAGGAAAAACATATTTACCTTTAAATAAATTAAAAACAAAATTGCTAAAACGTCATTAATGACATTAGTTTATTACTGCCCTTATGGGCAGGGAAGCACTCACATTTGTGAGTGATGAGAACTTTGTTCTCACGAACGTTTTGCTGCTTAGCA